CATTTAGGATCTTCTACAATAGGTCCGAGGATCTTGCGCAGTGAATCTCTTCCTTCTTCACAAATAGTCAACCACTCTTCGACTGTGTAGCTTCGGTTATACTTCGGATTCCAAAACTCAACAGCTAGATGATGACATTTAAAACACCTGGAGATTCTACTCACAGGACTATCAGGCAATTTAATACTCATATGCAGCCTTTGTTCGGCGGCATTATATTAAAACGGAGGCTCTCCGTCAAACTTTATCGTAGGATTACTTGTGATAAATTTTGTAGTTTTTAAAGCTTTCATCTCCTTCGACGTCAAGTGGCGGACCGTAGTAGATTGTAGGACTACCTGCGCCGTCGTCCCAAGACTGGTGGTAGTGTAAGCTCTCCTTTGTTTCGCCAGACGAGTTACATACTTTGCATTGTGTAATTGCTTCTTCACATTCGAATCTAATTTTGACATATCCATTACCCTTGCAATTGTAACAAATCACTCAACAACTGCTCCATGGTTCGTGATACGTAAATAATAATTCGTGCCATAACGCTTCTTTATTATATCTTCAAGACGGTGGTATTTATAACGATCTAATAATTCTTCCCTGGTTCGTGGATCACGCATCACTTTACTTCTAACGTCATCAAATTCATCCGTTAAACGTAACTTTAAAGATCTGCCTGTCATGAATTATCCTGCAAAAGTTTATTTAATTTATCTTCTTTTTTCTTTGTATTTTTTTCTCGCAATTTTAAAGCGGCTTCTTTAATTGGTCCTTCTTTCATTTTATCAACCTGTTCATCAATCCATGGTTGCCATCTTTTTGCTTGGTTCATTTCCCAACAAATTTCTTTAAATGCAACAATTTGATTTTCTAATTCATGAAGTTTAAATAAACGCAAATAACGGTAATTAGCATCTTTATTAATAACATCTAATAAATCATCACAAAGTTCTACGACATCTTCATCTAAAAATTCTTGATACGTGTACCTTTTAGCAACTTCCATTATTGCCTTATCTATATCTTCATAATCAGTAATATTTCTATCTTCAATTGATTCCATTATTTCTCCTATCTTTATTTTTAAAATTATAACATCTTATGCAACGCCATATTTCAAAATTATTTTTATCTTGAATCATATTATCACAAAGATATTCTTTATAACAGTCTTCACACGTTTCATGTGTGTATAATCTGCCATATTTAGCCTTATAATTAAATTTGGGTAAAATAGATTCCTTTCTCATCTTTCTCTCCTAACGTTTTTTATGCGAAAAATTTTGGGTCGTACATCTGTAATAATCTATCAAGAGCTTTACTACCATCATGTACTATTTGCCTCCATTCTTCATAACTATAAGACGTATTGTGCTTTGGATCAAAAAATTTTACCGACACCCGGTTGCACTTAGGACATTGTTTGACCTTGCGAATTGGGCTATCAGGCAATTTCATTTAATCGCTCACGCCATTAACCTCTTTCTTACTTTCTTGTTCTTTTGCGTGTTCCTTATCAACAAGCATACGGATAAAATTATTAATAGTCATATAACCTTTTTTAGCCATTGGCTTAATCTTATCATACGTATCTTTGTGAATTGCAACACTTTTATACTTTTCTATATTCATATAGGTAATATATGGGATTTTATATAAATAGTCAAATAAAAAGGGCGTAAACTTTGCTTTACGCCCTATCTGAAAGAAAGTTATCTTCAATACATTGGACCTTAAAAGTAAAGTATTTGTTCATTTCAAACTTCATAAATTTTCTGCCCATTTCTTGACATACTCTTAATTCAGAAAAAGTTTCTTGTAAAACCATTTGATTTCCGGTGTAAACCCAATTTGTACCATTATAACCCCATAAACTAACCACCAGAAGAAACGTCTTTAACATACAAAATAATTTTAAAGTAAAATTTAATCATATGAAATACTTTTGTTTTCCTTTCTCTTCAAATCAACAATATTACTTAAATTTTTAGAAAAACTGGTAGCTTCCTCTTCGTTTTTAAAACCAGTCAAAAAATCACCTTTTTCTAAAGCAAAATTAAGTGGATCTTTAATTTTTTTTAATTTTCCGTCAATTAATCTAATTGTTGGCACTAAATAAATTTCGCCATTTTTTTCAAAAGATGCAGTCCTTATTGTTTCATTAGATTCAGTTGTAGATATGCTTTTATCTATAGCTCTCTTAAACCAGGGCATTTCTGCGTATTTACTTTTATCTGCCATTTATATCTTTGATAGTACCCCAACTTTCACCGATTTCAACATCTACTTTGCATTTAACCTTGAGCGACACGCAGTTTTCCATTACTGTTTGTATAACCGAGTACTGATCGGGATTTTCAACAGAGAGATTCAATTCATCATGAACCTGGATATGAGGAAGAAAACCTTCCTCATACAAGTCTATCATAGCTTGTTTTGTTTGATCGGCAGCCGAACCTTGAATTAATCTATTCAATGCTTTGTACGTAAAGGCTCTTCTAATATTTTTTCCATGTGCACGCATTGCTTCAACATGAGGTAATGGTTTATTAACACCAAATAAATTTGGCTCCCATAAATCAAATCGACATTTTCTACCAAGTAATGTTCTAATATAGCCAACATCTTGTGCACGGGCCGATACTTTATCTGCTAATTCTTTTACAAAAGGTACACGTTTATGATACTGTTTCCATAGATCTGCAGTATCTTCTTCATCTAAACCTAATTCTGAACCAAGTTTACCCTTACCCATACCGTACATCATGCCTAAATTAATCGTTTTTGCTGTCTTACGATCAATTCCAGCCATGTCGGCTACTATCTGATGGAAATCTGCATCTTCGTTCTCATAAGCGTCTATGACGGTATCTGAACCAGGTAAACCACCATTAGTTAATTTAGCAAAATGTACCGTGATACGTGGTTCTTGTTGCGAGTAATCAAAAGTTCCCCACTTGCAACCATCTTCAGGGATAAATAAACTTCTTATTTTAGGACCAATAACATTATTTCTTGCAGGTATTTGCTGTAAGTTTGGATTACTATAACTGAATCTGCCGGTTACAGTTCCTCCTTGGTCAGACCGCATTTGGTGGATCTCTGCGTGTATCCTCCCTCGGTGCGTATGCTTGAGGATAGTATCAATAAAGGTGGTTCTCGCTTTATTAATCTCACGAGCTTCAACAACCATTTTAGCAAGAGGACTAGGGTGAGTTGTAAGAAAATTTTTATCAAACTTAGGTTGACCAGATTTTTCAGTACGCTCGTATTTAATTTTTTTTGCATCAAAAGCTTTCGCAACAGAAGCTGCAGCCCATATATCCACTGCGACCCCTGTATCTTTAAGGATTTTATTAAGTATTTCTTTTTCTCGTTTAGCAAAAAAGTTTTTTGTTTTCTCTGCTTGATCCAGATCAATACGCACCCCCTTCTTTTTCATTTCAAACAGTATAGGAAAAAGTCTCGTTTCTAAATCAAAAATACTATTTAGATCTTGCTTTGTTAGTTCTGTTTTAAAATACTGCCATAATTTTAAAGTTAAATCTGTATCTTTCTCTGCATAAGGGCCAACATACATTGGTGGTAGTTTCCACATTTCACCTTTAGCATC